GCCATTCGCACCTACGATACCGCCGTCTGCAAGTCCAAAGAAAGACTTGATAGAACTCCAACCGCTCTTGAACAGGGAGATACCTACAGATACAGAAGTACCAATCCAAGAGGACAGGCTACTCCAACCGCTCTTGAAAAGGGAAATACCTACAGACACAACGTCACAGTTAATCCAACTCTTGACGGTAGACCAACCAGACTTCGCAAGGGCAATTAGCTGACTGATAACAGGCAGTGCGCCAATCCAGTTCTTAACCGTAGTCCAGCCGCTCTTTAGCAAGCTGATACCCTGGCTGATAACAGGGACGTTACCAATCCAGTTCTTAATGGTAGTCCAGCCGTTTTTGATAAGGCTGATACCCTGGTTAATGGTAGGCAGATTGCCAATCCAACTCTTGACAGTGACCCAGCCGTTCTTAATCAGGTTGATGCCCTGGCTGATAACGGGGATAGTGCCAATCCAACTCTTGACGGTAGTCCATCCCTCTTTCACAAGGGTTACCGCAGCAGAGAGGTCTACGCCCTTATCGGAAATACCCTTCCACCACGCACACACGTCAGCCCACCAGTCAGCAGCGGTATTCGCCACACCTACTGCAAACTCCACAACCGGGCTTTCGTTGAAAGCCTGAATGATAGGTTGGAATACGTGGGTATTGACCCATTCGCCAATGGATTTGAACGGTGCAAGGATACCATTCAGCAAGCCCTGAATAATATCACCGCCGATTTCAGCCATGACCGTAGACGGACTGTGAATACCGAACAGGTTTTTGAACCAGTTTACAAACGGGTCAACAATGTGGGTTTTAATCCACTGTCCGGGGTTGGAAAAGAACTCAGTAATACCCTTCGTGAAGCCGTTCCACAGGTCAGTACCAGCCTGCTTAATACTTGCCCACTTATCCTCGCCCAGTAGAGCGGAACAGAAGGGGTTGATGATATTTGTCCAAACCCAGGAACCGATATTTACCAGACCTCTGCCAATCCACTTGAGGATATTTGCGCCTGTTTCCTTCCAGTTCTGACCCTTGATTTCTTTATCCCACCAGGACTTAATGTCAGCACCGATACTTCCAAAGAACCCACCCAGGAATTGCACCGCAGAACGGATAGCTGTACCTAATGCCGTAAAGATACTGGTAGCTACACCAGACCAGTCAATATTGGTTACAAAGTCCTTGATTTTCTGCCACAAGGTACTTCCCAATTCAGACCAGTCATACTTGTTAAACCAATGGGTGACTTCATCAAAAGCACCCTTGAAGAAATCACAGATACTTACTGCGATAAGTCCCCAGTCCAACTCTGTCAGCGCACCGATAAGAATATCAATGAGGGGCAGACCCAAGAAGAATTGTGCAAACAACCTTCCGACAAAGGAGAAGTCAATCTGCTCAATCGCTCCATTCAGAAGTTCCGCAATATGCGTACCAATCCGGGTAAAGTTCACCGTGTCGATGAACCAGTATGCGGTCTGCACCGCAGCGTTAATGCCATAGCCCAGCTTGCTTCCAAGCCCATACCAGTCAACACTGTCAAACAACTCATTGACCTTCTCACCCAGAAGTGTACCCAGGGTTTTCCAGTCAGCGTTATCAAACGCTTCTTTGAGTCGGTCTGCAAAATCACTAACATTACTGTCAATGGGAAGTTCTTCAAACATGGAACCGTAGTCGGCTCCACCACCGCCACCGCCGCTGGAACTGTCATTCTCCATAATCATGTTCAGTTCATCAATGCCCGTAGTGGCGTTTTTGATTTCCTTCGCTGCATCAGAAGCAGCACCGCCAGCACCAGATAGTGCTTCTCCATAAGAGGTTGCAGACTTCTTCGCCGCCGTAAAGGTAGACGCACCAGAGAGTCTTGCAATCAGCATGTTAATGTAGTTCAGCAGGGTTACGATTTTTCCAATTACAAAGTCGATTGCCGGGGCAATCGCATTGATGATAGGCGCAGCCATCGCACCCAGACTGTTCTTGAGATACAGTGCGCTGGTTGCCAGACTGTTCATGCTGGAAGCGAACTGACCTCCCATCAGGTTACTGTACTGATAGAGGTTGTTGATACCGTCCTTGAAAGCCTTAGTCAACTGTGCAATCGCAAAACGCGCCAAACGGTACATAGCAATACGCTTCAAGCTGGACAGGAATTGCCCCAGACCAGCCGTGTGCTGCTTCATGCTGGAAGCAAACTTCGCACCAATGGACTTAGGAAAATTCGCGCAAGTCTGCATCACGCTTTTAGCCTTTGCGCCCAGCTTAGACATGCCTGCACTCAGTCTTTGCAGAACGCCAGTGCCAGCAGTCCATCCCTTAGAGAACACACCACCAATACTGCTCAGTACATTCTTCAAAGCGTTGCTACGCCCGGTTGCCTGCTGAACTGCATTGCTGACTTCCTGTACCTGACTGGTTGCCTGCGTCACTCCGCTTGTGGCGGGTGTTACTGCGGCAGCAGGGTCTACGGTAGTGTTGGGTACGATGTTCTTAGGTACACTGACCTTCGGAACCTTCACACTGCCAACCTCTTTCAGGTCACGCAGGGCTTTCCCCAAATCCTCAAGACGTTCAATGTCACTCAGCCTGATATTATCCAGCGCAGAACCAATTTCAGTAATGCGCTTAGAAATCGTGCTGGAAATCTTTACGTCATTCAGACCCTTCAAAGCGTTAGTCATTTCCGTCAGCTTGTCAGACTTCAAGGAATTGGTTGCCGTGGTCAACCGCTCAAGCTGCTTCACGGAAGAACCCAGTCCTAAACCGCCCTTGAGTGCCTTTTTCAGGCTACCCAGACTTTTACTCAGTGCGTCAATACCTTTGGCACTTTCTTCCGCTTTTGTTTCAATTTGAAACTCAAGACCTTCCATCTCAATCGCCATTGTCAACTTCCCCTCCTTCCTTTAATTTTTGTTCAAAGCGTTTGTTGAAGGAGTCCACCATGCGCCGCATAGCAGCCTTGCCGTTTTCAAGCATCTGCTTCTTCTTACGTTCTTCCTGCTCCCGGTTACCAGTATGAGTAATCGGTACGGGTTCGGAACGGAAGGGGAAGGGTTTACCCTTCTTACTCAACGGGTTAAATACAGGGGATACATCAATCAACGCTTCGTAGAGATATACGGCTTGTAGCCACAGTTCGGAGTTCTTACGCTCCCTACGCAGTTCATCAGCTTCACGGTAATACTTCACCATGTCAGCAGCCCCATCCCAGAAATCGTGATAGGACATGCCTATGCTCATGTAGTAACTGCACAGTTCCTCAAACTTCTCACCGAACTTTTTATCTTCGTAACGCAAAAGCAGGGACGGACGGCTTGTGCCGCCGCCCCTGTTATCATCCGCAGACGGTGAACCCGTTACCAGTTCGCCGCCCAGTCCACGTTTTTTGCAGTATCATCAGGCTCCTGCATCAGGGACGCGATAGGCTCGTTGTACATCTCAGCCAGCTTCTCAATAAGTTTGTCCTTATTGGGCATACCAGCGTAGATAGCATCAATCACGTCAGGCTTCACGAACCTGTGATGTGCCTTGAAAGCACCTGCGAAAAGCGCGGGGAGAAGGGTCATAGGACGGTCATCAATGTTTCTTGCGACAAACCCTTCGTCCTCCATCTGCTTGATTGTTCTCCGGGTAAATTCCAGAGTGTAGTCCTTACCTTCGTAAGTGAAGTTAATCTGTTTAGCCATTGCTTAAATCCTCCAATTCTTGAAATTGAGTGCGCCCAGCGGCTTACTCATACGCGATGACAGTAGAAGGGGCAATCATAATGCCCATGCCGCGAACTTCGTTCACGCCGCCACCAGTGACACGGACGGAAAGCTGACCAGTGAAGGAGAACTTACCCTCAGTGCCAGTAGGAGTCACAGTGCCATCCTCGTTCTCAGTACCGCCGAACCAGACAGCGTAACCTTCGTACTTGCGCTCAAGTTCCTTGAGTGCCAGGAAGCCGTCATGGTCATAGTTGGTGTTGAAATTCAGACCCTCGTTACCCTGGATACCCATGATGAAAGTCTGCATACGGTCAGACAGAGTGGTGGTTTCCAGCATCTCAGGGTCAGTACCCAGGTCAGGGAACTCGGTAATATCCACCAGCTTCTCATAATCTTCCGCGCCATCCTTCTTGTGCATCAGGAAAGTCATATAAGTGCTTGTAGCAGCCATTGTCTTTTACCTCCTATAGAAATGTTTTCCATCAGTGGCTACCCTATATCGGGCAACCAATCTGTAGATTGTCGCGTCCTCCATGTTAGGAACAGGAGTCAGTGCCAAACGCTTGAAGTTCATCCTGAACAGGATTTCATCAATCACGTTCATAATGGACTTACATTCGCTTTTCCTTCCTTCCGTCTTATTGGAATAGACGTTTACTTCAAACATGACCTGTGCAAATTCAGCACTCCCGGTCATCTTTGCGGATATAACCGCGTTATCACTCTGGGTGATACTCACGTGAGGGAAAACGGAAGGAGCGTTCACATACTCACCAGCAATATCAATGCCGGGGAACTTCTCACGTAAGACTCTTGCAACGCGGGTATAGACCTCGTTTTCGCAGTCAATCATACGTACACCCTCCTTGCGATTTCCTCAAATTTTTCTTCCAACTCGCGGACAGTCTGGTACATGCTCATGTTGGCAGGATTACCATAGGTGTGTACCTCTCCGACATGTTTTCCTTCTGCGATAACCTCACCGTGGCTTCCGGGGTCACCCTGATAACGCCAACCTTGTTCCAGTCTACCCAGTCGGTAGCCATACTCTCCGCGAACCATACCGTGCTTGCCAGCTTCCGGGTGATTGTCGGGATACTTCACGCCTGTACCAAACTCAATGAAAAGCGTTGCGCCGCCCACCGCCACAACTGCGGTCTTGAAATCCCCGCACTGCTCAACGGAAACAGATACATCATTTGTACCGTCATAGACGGCATTTCCGAACTTTGCTTTTGCAATTTCCATACCTTCATCAGCCAGGGCTTGCACGAACTCTTTAGTCTTAGTGACCAACCACTTCTTGTAGTCCTCAAGTTCCTTGATAGCCTGGTCAATTCCAGCAGGAGTGAGTTTGACTTTAATCACGCGCTTCTTCACGATACCTTCACCTTACTTACTGCATACGATATAGCGTTCAAAGACCTTGCCACACGGCGAACCGTGTAATCATAGGTCGGTTTACCATCTTTGAAAGCAGGTTCCTTGTCGATAAACAAGACCGTGTTTTCGTCAATGGGGCAGTCCATATCATCAGTAATCAATACCTTGTCATAGGACTCCAAATTGCCAAACATTTCAGTCTGAGCATACCCCGTTGCCGGGGATACACTACACATCAGTTTGACAGGTTCAGCATACCCTACGCCATATTCACCAGTTTCATAGCCGTCCGCATCCTTCAACGCAACGCGCTCTTTATACAGACAGTAATGAACCGGGGTCAGGTTTCGTTTCATCAGCTTCATGCCAGCACCCCCGCCATCGGGGTAATGCGCCGCAGCAAGGTAGGGGGAATATCGCCGTCCTCATAGGAACGGGACACACCGTTTTCACTGTGCGCCGTTTCACCCTCCGCACCGCGCTTGTTCAGCATATACGCCGCGATTTCAACCTGCACCGTATGGTAGGGAGTCGGCACTTCCTCCGCTCCCGTTCCATACGGGTATGCTTTAGTTACCACCACGTTCTTAGCCAAGAGAAGATAGGTGGACAGCACGTCCTGGTCGGTTTCACCCGTCATCTTCTCAAGCATTTTCAGCTTGTCAGCATCCGTCATGTTGTCCACCCTCCTTCCTTAATTACTCCGCAGCAGCGGCTACGCCGATTTCAGCAGCGTTAGCCACATATACGGAACGGCTGTAGGTAGGCTTCTCAAAGGCAGTAGAGATACCAGTGAACTTGCCGTGATACCATTCGGGACCGTGGTCAAGACCAATCTGACCGAAAAGCTGATACTTCTCGCCAGCACCAGTCTTAGCAAGCTGCTCCAGGAAGAAGTTGCCCTTGCCAGGAACAGGCTGATACACAGGAGCGATAACGTCCAGGTTCAGAAGCAGTGCAGTACCAGCAGGCAGGCACTCGCCCAGATGCAGGTAGACAACGCCCAGAGGGGTAATCACACTGGACAGTGCGATACCGTTAATCTCACGGGCAGCGGGAACCACAGTCAGACCATTCTGAACAGCGTCAGCGTTAATCTGGAACAGGGTGACCGCATCGCACCACAGGCACAGACCGTCAGTAGGAGCGTTGGCACCGTAAATCTTCTTCATCATGTCAGCAATGTCCCACAGACCCAGGGGCTTGTTGCCCATCGCAGTGACGTTGGAAGTGATAGCAGGAACCAGACCACGGGTCTTGTTGGCTTCACTGTCCTTAGTAGCCTTGTGGAACTCACCGTTGATGAAGGTGTACTCAATGTCGCGGTTCACCTTCTGGATTTTAGCCGCAACCTGGAAGTCCAGTTCGTTCATGGGGTTAGCCTGCTGGTTCTCAATGTTGATACCAGACAGAGTACCCATGTTAGACTGCTTCGCGTAGGAGATACCCACGGACTCCATGAAAATCTGGGTCACGTTGGTTTTCTGCTCACGGGTCACAACGGACGCGTCAGGGGCAGTCAGAGAAGCAGTTTCACTGATACCGGGCTGAGAACCGTCACCGCCAGAAGTGTACTCCTGACCAGTAACGAACTCTACATGGTTCGTGGTTTTCGCCTTACTACCGATGATGGAAGAAAGCGGGGTACGCACGTTACCCTTGTTGAACAGCATACCGCTATAATTCAGTACGCCGAAACTGGTTGCAAAAACGTCAGCCATTGTTAGTTACCTCCAAATTCTTATTCTTTGCCTGCGTCATCAGCCGTTACCTGGGCTTGCAGGCGGGTATAGTAGGCGGCAGCGGTGAAGTCACCGTTTGCCTGTGCTTCGGAAATCTTCTTAGCGTAGTCCACGCCGCTACCATCGTCAGAACCAGCCGCAGGGCGGGGGGTCTTACGCATAGCGTCAGCCTGGATAGCTTTCTTCTGGGCTTCAAGGTATTTGGACTGATTTGCCATAACCTTTTCCATGTCACCGTCCACCATCGCAGCGGCGGTTTCGTCTGCCAGCTTCTCGTCATAGCCCATAGCCAGCAGCTTACCCTTGCTTTCAGAGAGGGCAATGGAACGCTTCAACTCGCCGTTCTCCTTGACCAGCTTGTCATGTTCCTCCTTCTGTGCAGCGGCAGCGGCTTCGTCATCAGACTGCTTACTTCTCAACTGCTTCTTGTAGTCAGCAGCTTCGGAGTTAGCCTTAGACAGTGCGGTTTTCAGACGGTTCACTTCCGCATCGTTGCCGTGACCCACGGCTTCCAGTGCAGTAGAGATTTCGTCCTCGGTCATGCCCTCCTTGTAGGCAGAACCCAGCAGATCACTCAAATAACTCATATAAAGTCCTCCTTGCGTTTGTAGTGTTCACTCACTATGTTTTCTGTTTTATCCTCTTGTCTTGAGTTTGCGTTTTTAGGTGTTCCCTCACCATGTCAAGCGGGAGTCCCGCTATTCATCAGTTGTCAGCCGCACGATACAACGGCAGTTCACATTGTTTTCCGCTCTGGTGAACTTACCGGGATACGGGGCATGGTCACCATCGAAGGTGAAAAATTCTTCCTCCAAGGCAACGGACTGACCCTCAAGGTACTTATGGGTTTCTCGCACATCAGCATCCTTGACGGTAATCCAGTTCTTTGTCACACCAAAATCACCATTGGCTACAAAGTCCGTGCCACCGTCATGTACGGCAGCGTTGTAGACCCGGTGGAACTCCGACTCTACCAAGGTTTTCAGACCAGCAAGGTCATTGACGATCACGTGATCAGCCACTCTGTCCTCAAAGGTCTTTCCATCAATCACCAGGTAGATTGCATCCCACATACTGTCCACATCTACAGAGAGATCATAAGCCAGCATGAGAGAAGCATGTTCCATACCCAGCGTGTAGGCGTTGATAAGAAAGGAAAGCACATCGTCCGCAATCTGATTGACTTTTGCGGCAATGTCCCTACCGCCTGCCAGCTTGTAGCTGGTTGCAGTAAGGACGTTCAGTTCATCTAAAGCAGTGGTGTATTGAGAAATTACTTTTTCCATGGTCATTCTCCAAAGAAAAATGGGACTATGAGCGTACTACCACTCACAGTCCCATTGGACTTACCAGAACCACTGTCCCAGTTAAACCTTGTCGGCTTCCTTCATTTTCAGTTTGCGTTTGACCTCAACAATGGCGATCTTGCCCTGCTCAATCAAAATTTCCACTCTGCTTCCGTGCTTCAACAGGGTTTCGATCTGCTCCTTCATTTCCTTCGTGATTACCGGAGTCATCGTCATTCTCTCCCTTCATGGCGTTTTGTTTCTCAAGCAACTCCTGGGCTTTCTTTTCCTGTTCCTCCACATACTCCTGGCTCACTGTATAAGCCAGATCAGAGTCCACGAACAAGCCGCAGTGTTCAAATGCAAGGCGGGGGTGAACCTTCGGGTTCTTCAACATGAGGTCAAGCACCTGCGCCTTTTGCAGAATATTTTCGTAGTTACGGC